ACCGCCCACGCCTTGTGCTGTTTTTTCATGTCAGTGCCCTCACGGTTTCGATCCTCGCCTGTATGGCGCTTAATTCTTCCTCGATGCTCCCGGCAAACCACTTGAGCGCGGTCGCAGCCTGCGAGTCATCTTTGCTGTACATCGTCTGTGCTCTGTGTAGCGCCTCGATGGCGAGCTGGCGGGTGTCGGGTCTGGCGATCATGCTGTCTCTCCCACGCTGCTACCCAGCGCCTCGCGTAACGAATCCGACTGGGTCTTACCCTCGGCCACGCCGAGCGCGAACGCCTCGCGCTTCGCTGTGAGCCTGACGGGCATAGTCATGCCAGCTCCCCGGCCATGTACTTGGCCAGCGTGTCGCAGGCCTCGTCGAAGCCCCAGCACTGGGCTGTCGCGAATCCACAGGCCTGATAGCGCGGTGTCCATGCGTGTTGTGTCTTGCTCAGCGCCCCGCGGCCCAGCTTCATCTCGACCACGAGGCCGGTGTGGGGTGGGACAGGCCAGAACAAGATCAGGTCGTGGAACCCCGGGCGGGTGCCCATGAGTTTCATGCGGTGGCCGGTTCTGGGGTCTCGGTATCCACCGTTCGGTGAGTGATGCAGGCATGGGGCAGCCTCTGGGTAATTCCGGTTTACCCAATTCACGAAAAGGATTTGGTCTGTCTCTTCATCGATGCCTGGGGTTAGTGGGTTCATGGTCTTATCTCGTGAATCACTTCATGGCACCCTTGGCAAAGACCAGCTAGGTCTTCTAGGTCTTCGTTGAAGAGTCGCTCGTATGTGATGTGGTGCACGCAATCAATAGAGTCACCGCAGGCACGACATGAGCCATCGCGGTTTATAACTTTCTGACGAATCGCCTCCCATTGCTGTGAACTTAGGTACTCACGATAGGCGTCAAAGAATTCCATTCTTTTCTGTCGCACCTGGGACATGTGTTTTTCCCCAGCGGTGTCGAAAACCTCTTTCGGTGCAATGTCCTCGACCCTATGCCGCAAGGCAACATTGCGATGCGACAACTCCCCTTTCCCACAAGTCATCGATCGCCCACAAGTTGAACAAACTTTGAAATACATCAGCGATCCATCGCTGGCCGACTTCTGGCAAATTACTGTCTCTGGATGATTACAATCAGGCACAAACATTTTGATGCGATCGACCAAAGTCTCTGCCGGCATCAGCGGTTGAATTTTTTCAAGAAAATGAGCCAGCTCATCCTCCCCCCACCTTCCAACTTCAGACAGATGCATGATGTCCTCCAGAGAGCTTACCCATCTGCTTTACCCTTTTTACCCGCTTACTTAGTAAGCGGGGGTAAAACGGGTAAGATTGCAGACATTTACCCTTATTACCCCAAAGGGTAAAACGGGTAAAACGGGTAAACAGTGTTTTATTGTTATTTTTCATAAACCTATCCATTAAACATAAAAATTGTTTTAGGTTAGTGATTGCAAACATTTTTACCACTCCCGTAAATTGGGCAAAATTAGCAAACGGGTAAGATTTTGGTTGTTTTTTAACCAATAGTGACATTTTTTGTCACCTCGAAGAGCAAAGAATTGAGGGGGATCAAGAAGCCTTTTTTCACCGCTCGGCTAATCCAGTCGGCTGTTTTGTTGGGCGGACAACCAACAGATTTCATGACTTCTATGAGGTCTTGTCGCTCGATGGTTACCTGCTCGATTTCGGGCAAATTGGTCAGGATTCGCGCCCGATATTCGGCAAGTATTTCCTTCGTTTTTTTCTGGTTGGCACCCATCCCGCGGGTCATTGATTCAGCCAGCGCGCCGCCCTCGACAGCGTCATCAGGCACCTGCTCAATGACACAAGACCCATATCCGTCGCCGTCTTCATCAAGCCCAAGCGTGACCACTTTCAGGCTGAACTGGGTGGCCGCCATTTCAGATCCGTCCTTCATTTTCTTGCCGACCAAGGCAAACACCTTATCGGGATCGCCTTCCTTGCTGACCATGCTGTGCTTGATCTCGAAGTCGCATGCGTTCTTCAGGGAGCCATTGCCGCGGGCCCGGTCGCCGTCCGTCAGGCCGGTGTGATGAACGATCAGGACGGTGGCAGCGGTGTCCTTGTGAACGTCGGTCACCGCGTCGATGAAGTTGGTCATGTCCCGGGTGCTGTTTTCGTCGCCGTCACCGAAATTGCGATTCAGGGTGTCGATGATGATGGTCACCACGTCGCCCAAGGCGTCGACTTCCGCATGCACGGCTTCCATCAGTGCCGCTTTTGCGCTGGGGTCGAGGAAGCGCACGGGGGCCGTCGTGAAGCGTATGGGGAGGTTGTCGACCGGCACCTCGTGATATTTCTCCCACGCGCGGATCCGGTTGGCGATGCCCTGCTGCCCCTCGCCGCAAACGTAGATGACGGCGCCCGGGCGGTTCATCTTGCGCCCGTGCCACTCCCGCCCGCTGGCAATGCACAGGGCCATATCGATGGCCGCGAAGCTCTTGCCGCCACTGCTGGGCCCGAACAGGACGCCGATGCTGTCTGTGGGCATGACGCCCTTGATGATCCATGTGGGGGGTGAGGCCTTGAGGCCAGCCGGCCCGACCAGCAAGCCTTTCGCCTGGGGTGCCTCATGTATGACGGCCTCGGCCAACTCCTCGCCGTGGCGCCTGAAATGCGTGCCCAGCACGCTCTGTATCTTCTGCAGCACGACAGGCTCGCCCAGCGGCGGGGTGTTCTGCTTGTCGAGATTCAGCGCCTTGGCGATGATCTTGTCTACGGCCAGCCCTTCCTGGATCCACTTCCCCACCATGCGGGCCAGATTGGCGTCGCGGGATCCCTCGCGGACACCGCTCTCAAGCCCCGGCGCGTGCTTGGTGGCGTCGAAGCTCAGTTTCGTGCCCTGCCCCACACTGACGGCAGAGCCACCCTGATAGCGATGAATCAGGTCGATGTCATCGGCCGACAGCATCGGCAGATCCGACACGCTATCAATCGGCCAGTCCGGGTCGACCTCAAGCGTGTATTGGCGACCGGTGGAGTGCGTGGAGCCGGGAGCGACCACGTAGCCACCGAAACCGCGAGTATCAAGGCGGGCGCCCTCGTCGGCGCTGTTCTTGATTGGCAGGTTGTGCCCCACCTGGTAGTAGAAGTGCGCACCCTTGCCAGTGCGAACCATCCACGGCGTGCGGGTGAGGTTGTTGCGGACGAACTCGACGGCCTCGTCGTTATCGCAGTCGACAACATTAATTTCCTTGCCGGTGACGATGGCGAAGTTGCAGCCCGGGTACTTCAGGATCCATTGCTCGAGCTGGCTATGGCTGGGTGTGTGAGCCTGCCACTCGGCCCATCGCTCCCGCGGCGTCTTGGGCCACTGGGTGCGCGCCTGGTCCTCGCCCCCCGCCCTTTGGATGAGGTACCTGGGAGGAGCCTCGCCGGCAGTCCCGAGCGGGATCAGGGTCAGGCCCTTTTCGTACAGGGGCCAGACCCAGTGGTCATCGGGGGAGGTTTGGGTCATTGGCATGTGTCTAAGCGACGCCTTTCAGTCTTTTTCGCCTGGTGGTGAGTCCTATGGGCAACGAACTCGCGCAGTGACGGGTATGCCTCTGCGTAGCCTGCCTCGAAGTTAATCGTTACCTGTTCCATGTTTTTGGTTCACCCTCTTTCATGGACTTTCACCCACAGGTTGCAGGCAAATAAAAACGAGGCCGCGGCTTATGCCGCCGCGCTAGAAAAAACATCAGGCCGGAGGTCTTCACGAGTGACTTTTCCACCAGTAGCAGACTCAATGGCGCCGCATCGCGTAGCAGGCACAGGGCGTTGCCCGCTGAGCCATTGGCTGACAAAGCTAGGCTTCACGCCAACGGCTCGGGCCAGCTTGGTTTGCCCTCCGAGGATTTCGACGGCCTTTTCGATAGGTGACATTGCGGTTCCTCAAATCTGCTTTCCGCCAGAGTATAAGCACTGCTTAGTTTGTTGTAAAGCACTGCTGTGCGACTTATTTAAGCAGCACTCGTAAAATCATGAGCATGGCAGAAAGACGCGAATTAACCCCCCCACGAAAAGCTTGTAGCTGACAGGCTGAAGGCCGCGTGGCTGAACAAGAAGCACGCCGAGAAAATCACCCAGGATGTCGCTGGCGAGGCGCCTGTTTCGGGCGGCTCTGTAAAAATAATCTCAGGCATCTAAACCCTCCAGGCAACACCCCGCGCAAATTTGCTTTAATTTATTCTAAGCACTGCTATTGACTTAATACTAAGCAATGCTTATCTTTACCCCATGCCCAACAACAAACCCATTCCGGGGCATGAGGAGACGAACCAATGAACCAACCAGCAATCCAGTCAGCTATCACCCAACCAGCCACACTTGACGCCATGTGCGCTGCGCTGCTTGAAGCCAAGGCCCGGGCCGAACAGGCGCGCCGTCAAGTGCTGGACATCGAGGAGGCCATTACTCAGGCAGTTGGCACGAAAGACGAAGGCTCATTCAGCGTCGACTGCGACGGCTTCAAGGTCACAACCACGCAGCCTGTTACTCGGAGCGTGAACAAGGAGCTGGCGCTTGATGTGATGAAGAAGCTGCCTGCTGACCTGGCGCACAGCATCTTCGATTGGAAGCCCAGCCTTAACGTGCGGGTGTTCAAGGACCTACAGCGCTACCAGCCTGCGCACTACGCGACGATCACGCCCGCCGTGACGAGCAAGCCCGGCAAGGTCGCCGTCAAGGTTCAGGAGGTGGCGCAATGAACGTCATCACCCGCACGCACAGCGCCACACCGAACAGGAGATAGCAGCATGAACTTATCCGAGCTTTTAACCAAACCACAGCCGCGCGCGGTGCAGGTCACGATTGTCGGCGAAGGTGGTGTCGGCAAGACCAGCCTGGCGGCAATGTTCCCTAACCCGGTATATCTTCGCACAGAGGACGGCATGGAATCACTCGGCACCAACGCCCCGATGGCTTTTCCCGTCGCCGGGACCAGCCAGGAGATCGAGGAACAGCTCCTGATGCTGGGCCGCGAAGACCACGAGTACAGAACTGTCGTTATAGACAGCATCAGCAAGCTCAACATCATCATTGAGCAGGAGATTGTGGCCGGGGACCCCAAGCGCCCCGCCTCTATTAACCAGGCAAACGGTGGTTATGGTGCGGGCATGGCTGCTGCTGCTGAAAAGCACCGAAAGATCAAGGCAATCTGCGACCAGCTCACCCAGTACAAGGGCATGAACGTGGTGTTTATCGCCCATGCTGAGACTGAAACCGTAGACCAGCCCGACCAGGACGCATACACACGCTACACCCTGAAGATGGGCAAGCGGGCGGTATCGCACTATTCGGATGACGTGGACGTTGTGGCCTTTATCAAGCTCAAGACCATGACCCGCGGTAACGGTGAAAAGCTGAAGGCCATCACCGATGGCAGCCGGATTATCACCTGCTATCCGACCCCTAACCATATCTCGAAAAATCGATATGGCATCACTGGCGACCTCATTTTTAATGAGGGAACCAACCCTCTGGCCGATTACATACCCGCATTAGGCGGGGAGCAACCGACCGAACAAACCACTCAGCAAGAGGTAGCTTAATCATGGCGCAAGTCTCATTTAACGCAGCAGAGGTATCCACCGAGTCGCAATTCAGCCCGGTCCCGAACGGTGATTATCCGGTCATCATCACCGAATCGGAAATGAAGCCCACGAAGACCGGCGCAGGGCAATACCTGCAACTGGTTCTGGAGGTTATCGAAGGCCCCTACAAGGGCCGCAAGGTGTGGGAGCGACTGAATATTGTCAACAGCAACCAGACCGCCGTGGAGATCGCGCAGCGCTCACTGTCGCAGATATGCCATGCAGTCGGGCATTTGCAGTTGCAGGACAGCGTGGAGCTTCACAACAAGCCCATGATGGCGAAGATCGTTGTGCGCCAGCAGGACGGGTATGACGACACTAACGAGGTGAAGGAATACAAGGCTTATTCATCGGGCCCGGGTCCTGCACCCACGGCTGCGCCGAAGCCGGCAGCACCCTCAGCCAACAAGCCCGCCTGGGCATCCTGAGCGATGGGCTGGCCCACCTTACGGGCCTCATCCAATTAACGAGCGAGTGAACATGGCCAAAATACCCGACACAATCGACCCAACCCTTGAAGCTGTCAACCAGGCGATCGAGGCGGCGCAGGACACCACGCCGCGCCCCTATCTCGGCGCTTCCAGCATTGGCGATCCGTGCAGCCGCAAGCTTTGGTACGGTTTCAGGTGGGCAGCAGCCAAGTCATTCACCGGATCCACGCTTCGCCTGTTTGAAGATGGGCATCGCGGCGAGGACTTGATGGCTGCGCGCTTGAAGGCGGTGCCCGAGATCACCCTATCCACACATGCCGACGATGGCCGTCAATGGGGGATTACCGCCCACGAGGGCCATTTTCGCGGTCACTGCGATGGCTTTGTGAAAGGCCTGCTGCAGGCTCCCCAAACACCGCATATCTGGGAGCACAAGGTAACGAACGAAACCAAGCAGCAGAAACTGGTCAAGCTGAAGCAAGAGCACGGCGAAAAGGGCGCGCTGGCGCAGTGGGACGCGATCTATTACGCCCAGGCGCAGGTGTACATGCACTGCTTCGGCCTGACTCGGCACTATCTCACCTGCTCGTCACCAGGTGAGCGCACGACCGTCAGCGTCCGCACGGACTACGTGTGGAACCACGCCGAGCCTTTGATGGCGAAGGCGAAGGACATAATCACCAGCGACCAGCCACCGACCCGGTTGAGCGAAGATCCCACACACTGGATCTGCAAGTTTTGCGACTTCCACAGCGTGTGCCATGACATTACGCCGGCTGCCATTAACTGCCGAACGTGCATTCATTCCTACCCTGACCGCGATGCCACCTGGTCATGCCATAAGCATGGCG